GGTTGCGACACTGGCCGCATTGAATGGTTGTCGTTGCCGGGTCGGGAGGCCGTTGGTTGCCGACGGCTGTAAATATGAGCCGTGGCAGAACCGCCAATCACAAACGAACCTAAAGCCTGGCCATCCACACCAGCTATTGCCGATGCTGTTGCCGCACCCTCAATGACTGCTGCACCGCCCGCCTGGCCGGTTATCTTGACCTTGCCCTCAGCGCCCCCGAAGAGCGCCAGCGAACTATCCGCACTACCTTGAATACTCACCGTACCTGCTGACACACCAGCAAGGGTCAGCGTGTCATTTGCAGCGCCTTGGATAAGTGTCTTTCCTGTTGCCGAACCCGTGATCGTAAATGAACCAGTGGCTTGGCCCGATGTGCTGGGGATGCTGCCCGTCCCTGCCGAGGTTCCAGCGATGCCGAGCGAACCGGATACGCCCCCCTGAACACGCACAGTTCCTGCCGTGGTCGCTGCGAGAACCAGCGCGCCGGTCGAAACAGCCGCAACCTTTAGCTTGCCTGCTGCTGAGCCTGAGAGCGCGAGCGAACCCGACGCCGTGCCAGAGATCGCAGCCGCGCCGAGATCGCCGCTTTCCCAATCGTCTACCTGGCGTGTCGCCGCCTGCGCGCCGCCCCGCGACAGCATGGCGATATTGCCGCTGGCACTCGTCGTGTCGGTCACAGGCCCGATCACCGTTGCGCCCATGAACTTGACCGCTACCGACGAACCCGACGCCTCGAGCCGCACCTTGTTGGCGTTGAGGTCGGTGGATGTCCCCGTGTAAGTGCCAAGCGAAGTCAGAGTGCCCGCGTCGTCGCGAACGAACAGGGTAATTTGGGTGTTGCTGTTCCGACGGACCAGGTATCCCCGGCCTAGCGCGGAAGCCGTATTGCAGCGGACGCCCATCTGAAAGCCCGCTGCGGTGCCGCCAAAGTAGCACATCGCCTCGACGTATTGATCATTGCCGCTCGGCTGCGAGGTGGGCATGTGCCACGTCCCGCTGGCCGCTGTTGTCCCGACCGGTAGAGTGTAACCGGTGTCGCCGGTGGCCTGGACCACCTCATCAAGCCCGGTCGGGCGCGTCCAACCTGTACGGCTGCGCAGGACAAAGCCGGAGGCACCATCAAGGTTGTCGCTAAACGTGGTCATGCTGTCAGTGTGAAGCTGGTGATCGTGATGGTTTGCCCCGCGGTGATAGAAACTGAATCCAGCGTCATATCACCGCCGCCTCCCGTAACCGTAACCGTGCCTTGGATGTGTTGCGTCGTGCCGTTGCTGGCATAGATGCGGAAGTGCGCCGCTGTGCCCGACGCATCTGCAGCCGTATCCTCCCATGTCCCGGTTTTGGCCTTTGATCCGGCTGAAGCCGCAGCCATCCAATCCGAAGGGAGGTTCAGTGTAGCGAGAATCGTTCCGCTATCAGCAGTGCCAATCGTCGCAGGCGGGGCGCCCGAACGGATTTTGAGAACTGCAGACGTGCCAATGGCAGTTTCGACTGCATCAAGCGCTGCGTTTTTTACTGAGTCTGAGAATGCAAATGGCATCAGGCTTCTCCAACAATCACGATGGTGCCCGTGACCGAAGTGCCCGCCGCGCTGTTGGCAAGCTTGATGAGGTCAACGGTTGCGGCAGTTACCGTCCAGCCCGCAGCCGTTGGATTGGTCAGCATGATGAACCCGCCCGGAGGGATGGTCAGGCTTGCCGTGGCAGCGCTCAGCGGGCCGACAAAGCCGTTCGTGACGTTGCCATAGATCACGCTGTTCACATTGGTCGGGTTGGCAATGACCATGATGGCCTTGACCGCCGTGAAAACCAGCACGTTGCCGAGGCGATCTTCCAGCGTGCCGGCAAGGTCATAGTTCAGGCTACCCGACGCCGCGATGTCGAAGTCATCGATATAGATGGCGTTTGCCTGGTTGATGAGCGTGCCGTTATCGAGATCGAAGGATGTGCCCTCGCTGATGTCCATTCGGGCCGTGCCGCCGTCACCGGCAGAGGTTAGCTCGCCGCGGATACGGGCGAGGACTTCAAGTGAAATTGCCATGTCGGTTTATCCCTGTACGGCGCTATTTCGCCTTCGGTGCGGCTTTGTTGGCCGGTTCGGATTCCATCTTGTTCTTAGGAGGCGGCGCAGCCTTGACACGGGTAGCCAGTCCGCGGGCCTCCAGATCATCGGCCACATGAGTGGCGACATCAAACTGTTCGCCTGGTTGGATGCTGTGCGGGCCAACTGCGCTGATGTGCAGCGTATCTACGGCTTTCATGGTCACATTCGTCATAGATGCCTCCTGTCCCGAGGCATCCCGCCTCAGAGTAGATGTGTTCGTTTGGCTGCTTTGATGAGATTGTCCTTCGCCCACAAAGGCTGAAGGTTTGTGTAATGAAAACAGACCCTCTGCTGTTCAGCATCGGTGAGGTTGAATGATGAGCATGGGCGAATATGATCTAGTTCGATGCTTCCATTGAAACACCCTTCCCAAGTCATGCCCTTTATAAACTGGCGCTCGATATGTTGCTTGAGTTGCTCATAGGAGCATCCAAGCAATTCGATGATGCTGCCCGCCCTTCTTTTCCCTGCGTATCCCGAACGCAATGCCATATGGATGCGCCTCCGCACCTTGATGGCAATATTAAATGCGGGGTCCGTTGCGTACCTCTCGCGGAACCTAGCCATTCCCTTGGCGCGATTACGCTGAGCCCATTCGCGTGCGGACTTCCTTCGCTTGTCCACATTGCGCTCACGGTAGCGGCGGCACGTTTCAGCCTGCCTCTTTTTGCGAGCTTCCTCGCTTTGATCTTCGTGGCGAGTAGTCTGCCTTAGAATCCGACCCTCGGCTTCCGCTTTGAGGCGGTTCCGCTCGCGCTCTTTCACACGCAAGGTCTCTCGATTGGCCTTCCCGTACCGACTTGAGCCTAGGCTGCTCTTGCGCATTCGACACGGTTTGCAGCGCAAGGGCTTAGCCGTGCGATACGATAAAACGGCGGCGCAGTCGTTGCACGACGTAGACTTATTGGGATATGAAGTTTCAACCATCTTCGATCCTCGCATGATCGTGGGTGCTAGGGGACCGATTGGCCGGCAAGCCGTTCGGTCCCCGTTTTTATGCGCTAAACTCACACCAAAAGCAAGCGCCCAGTATTAATAAAGAATTACGACGCCAAATCGGTCTTGGCTGCAGCGTAGGTACCCTTAATGAATGCTTCAGGGCGGTATACTGCAAGAGCAAGGCGCTCCTCTGCAAGTATAGTTACCAAATTTTTCCTGAAGTTGTCCGAATCCTCAGTGCTCACTTCTACACGCGCATCCATCCGGTCAAAGATTTGAGCACCGAGACGGAATGCGCCCGTAAGGAACGCGCCCGCAGTCATTGCCTGCGTGCTTACCACCGGAAGGCCCCAGAGGGTTGGCTGAAGCGTCCCCTGCGGGTTGCCGATGATGTACTGGCCGGACGTGTCCTTAGTCAGTTCGATGGTCGCCCAGTCTATTGGGTTTAGGACGTGGCCGGTTGCTGGCAGTTCAGCGAGGGCACCTTGGAGCATGGCGTACCGCAGCACGTCGATATTGGTAGCACCCACAAGAATCGACGCACCGGCAGCAAACGCGGTCGCCTGAGTGTAGATTCCGTTTAGGTCCGTGCCAGTTCCTGCGCCGTTGAGAAGCTGGTTCTCTTCGACGTAAGCAAGGCCGTAGCGCAGACGCCCGTCGATGTAGCTCTGGAGCATTGGCACATCATCGAGGATTTGGCGCGTGGCAAGCAACCAATGTGCAATCGTGGTTACGGATGTCGTGCGGATATCGAACTGAATTTCCGACTGCGGCTTGGTCGGGCCGGTCGTTTCCGAAACCGTCGCCGCCGAGTTGGTGAAGCCAGTTTCGACCGGGTACTGGATCGCGTTGGAGCCAGTGCGACCGGGGGTCAACAGGTCGCGCACTGTCATGCGACGAGTGACGGGATCGACCAACGCGCCGCGGTCAGGAACGATCAGATCGCCCGCCGAGCCGTTAGCTACCGTGGTCAGCGAAGAAATGATCGCCTTGACTTCCACGCCGATGCGCTTGCCCGAAGTGGGGTTGGCCATGAAGGACTTAACGCCCTCGTCCTCAGAGAACTGCACGCCGGGGCTTTGATAGCGATCCCCGTCATTGTCGCCGCGGAAACCGGCCATCTTCTGCTCCATCTCATCGAGACGGGCCTTGGCTTCATTGACGGCTGTGATCGCCTCGTCGGCAGACTGCTTGGCGCCGGCTGCAAGGGGCTCGCCCTTTTCGGCCTTGCCAAGTGCGTCGGTAGCGATTGCCTTAAGTTCGTCGAACCGCGTGTCGAACGCAGCCTTGATCTCAGCGGCCTGTTCAGCCACCGTTTTGGTGTTCTCGGTCATGATATTTTGCCCTTTCCAGGCAGAGGTTGGTGATTAGGCCCGCAGCGCCAGAAGGAACTCGGCCAGTTCATCCGCCTTGCCTTCAGGGTCCCCCCGAAGATGTGGCGCGCAAGCGGCAGCCATTGCCACCGCTTTGCTCTTTGAAAAGTCACCTGCATCTCGCAGCCACTTTTCAAATTCTCTGACAGAAGGTGTTTCCCCCTCCATCCATGTTTTCACTTCATCGACTAGCGCCTTGTCATTCGAGCCAAGCGAGACCACGGAAACCTCGAGGAGCGTCAGTTCCTTGAGGCGTATCACTTTGGCCTTGTCGTCAGGCTCGGCTGAAATAACGCGATATCCGATGGAGAGGCCGTCAATATCGCCAGCCTTCAGTAAGGCGTGGGCTTCGCGACCGCGCTGAACATCCATGTTCAAACGCCCCTCCATGTAGAGTCCCTTGCCGTCCTCCGAAAAGTCGGTCCACTTGCCGATCGGCTCATCCATCCGATGTTGCCAGAATAGCTTTGGTCGGGTGCCTTTACGGCGGTGGTCAGCAAGGCTTTTGGCGAACGCGCCGGGCATAACTACTTCGCCGTGGCTATCTTGATTGCCAAAAATAGAACCGTACCCAGCAAAAAGGCCATCATCCTGGATGGCCTTTAGTTCGAGCATCGGTGTGCCGTGCTTGGTCATCAATGTCATTGATTTTCCTCCTGCCCATCAGCGGGCGGAACGCTTCCATCTTCCTGAAGCTGGATGTCCTGTTCCTGTCCCCACGGGCGGTCACCCCACGGGACGGGTGGTTCATTTTCAAGCGCGCGGATTTCGTTGATCGTTTTCCACTTGTTCTTCGCGGCCTTCTCGTAAGCCTCATACCGGGACATGGTGTCTCCCCGCAGAAGTCCGTCGAGATTGAATTCGATTGTGATGCCTTGCGAACGATCAATCGGTGTTAGCAGTTGTTTCATTGCCGATTGTTCGATGCGACGGATGCGCTTGCGCAGGGTGAACTTCAGGAAATTGAGGACATCAACTTCCTTGCCAGTGCCCCAATTAGAAGCCGCATCCCCGTACCCCACCATCGCAGGCGGCACACCGAATATCCGGCAAATCTCTTCGCCGCTGAACTTGCGGCTATCCAGCATCTGCGCATCTTCCGGCGTTATTGAAATCTGCTGCCACTTCATACCGTTGTTCAGGAACATCGGGCGGCCCGCATTCATGGCCCCCATATACTTCTGCTCGACCAGATCGGCGGCGGCCTGTATCTTTTCTGCCGATATATCCTTTTCAGCGGTGAACACGCCAGACGCCATCACACCATTGGCAAATGTTGACTGAGCCGCGCCCTCTGCCGCCATAGCCCCTGCGAACACAGCCCGGTTGGCCGTCAGCGTGGACATTCCGCTAATCGCATTTCCGAATGGGCCGCGGATGTGCAGCACGTCCTTGCCATCCTTGACTGTCCGCTTGCCGTCCTCAGTCCATGCGTATTCCAGGAAGCCGTTCTGCTTCTTGGACACGGTGACTAGATCGGGGCGAACCGGCGTCAGCGAATAGACAGAACCATCCGCGCGCCGCTCAACGGAAGCGTAGGCGTTGCCCTGCAACTCGATTGCGCCAGCAATAATCTCCCAGAAGTCCAATGCCGTTTGGTCATAGTTCGGACTGTCGTGTAGAACATAATAAAGCGGGTGGTCACGAGCCAGCGCGCGCTGGCCGCTACCGTTCGTCCGGTAAACCATGAGCGGCAAGCTCGCGATGGTGCCCGCCAGTATGTTGACGCACGCCCATGTCGCGGCCAGCCCAATCGGGTTATTCGCAGAAAGCGTGTCCTGATAGTGTGCCAGCGTCACGGTGTTCGTGCGAAAGTTCGAACCGTCCTGACGGGAAGCCCCGCCCCACGATGAAAGCGACCCCGAGCCGATTATCTCTTTCTTTTCTATTGCAGGACCGTCCCGCTCTAGGCCAAGCAGCCCTTTCCACCACTTCATGCGGCGATGCCTGCCAGCCAGTCGTCCATATTCATGGAAGCCTCTGGATTCCGGCTCATCAGCATCACGGCATTGAACATCGCTGAGAGAGGGTCAATTTTAGCACGGCCCGCCATCTGCTTGGTAATCAGCATGGCGCTTCCCCTCATCTCGATCTTTGCGTTACCCGCACACCAGGCCATGAGCGGTTGCCCAGCGTGCCAGAGCGTTCCGTCCTTGAGCTTCCGTTCGGTGCCGGCGATTGCGCCGTTGAGTTTGTAGCCCTGCTGCACCGCCATCACGCACTGGTCGCCAATTCCCCGTGAAGCCAGTTCGTCCACAATCGCCGCAATACCCGCAGCATCAACGCCGACGCCTGCTATTTCAGGCAACAGCCCCGCGTCTCTCACACGCTCCACAATGTCCGCAACGTCCGTCACGTCCTGCGTGGGCATGTCGCAAATCACCAGGTCGCCGTCCTTGGCAAAGTCCCGCAAGACAGTGCCAATTTCCTTCCGGCGCTCCATCACATCGTTATGCGCCCAAGCCCGTGACCATAGCAGCCAATCGCGTGTGATCTTGTCACGGCCCAAAACGGCAAGGCCAAGAAGATCGTCCAGACCGCCGCCGTCTATACCGACAACAACAACCTCGCAGCGCTCCAGCAACCTATCCAATGTCGTCAGTTCAGGGTCGACGGCATCTTCCCAATACCGGGCACCAGCCCATGCATCGTTGCGAAGCGCCAAGCCGATTTCGACATTCAGATGCTTGGCTAGAAAGACCTGTTTCGCGCCATCCTCGGCATCCGCGATCTTGCGGTATTCGTCCTCAAGCCACTCTTGGCTGACGGAAACCCCAAGGTTAGGATTGGTAACATAGAAGTTTTCCGGCCTCAAAAACTCCCGCCGCTCAATCATCTTCTCCGGGAATTCATAAAGCACACCAAGGCTCTTGCGGTCCTCGATCTTGCCGTCCCGAACGTCCCGGTAATAATCCAACTTCGCCTTGAACACACCAGCGGGGGAATCGTCCGCTTGTGTTGAAAGGAAAATCACAAACCCTTCCGGCCTCGACACCAAGCCGCCAGTCGCTTCACGCAGCATCGCATCTGCCCGCGCATTCTTGCCGAACAACCAAAGCTCGTCGACCAGAACACCCGTTGCCTTCTTGCCCGAAACGGTGCTGCTGTCCGCAGCCACCACCTTCAATGTGGAGCCAGTTTCGCGGTGCTTGATTGTCCGCTGATGATCTACGGTATGTAGAAGATTATCCAGAACAGGGTCGGCCTTAACCATGTCCCGCGCCGGCTGATAGCAATTGTTCGCCACCTCAATCGTAGGGGCGAGAATTAGAAACTCCGCTGAACGCCGCGCGTTGCGGATTAACTCGGTCAGCATGATCGCTGCAGCATCCGTTGACTTGCCGTTCTTCTTGCTAATCAGCAGGAAGAACTCCCGGATCATCCGCCTATTGGTATCAGGGTCCAGCGCACCAAAAATGGATGCAGCAAAATCCCTAACCCACGGCTTGGACGTTTCACCCATAGTGGGCTGACCTGGAGCGTCCACGATGCGAAGGCTGTCGAATACTTCTAGTGATGCCGCAGCCTCATCCGCAAACAGTGGAGGGCACGGTATCAAACTTTCCCCCTTGACGATGCGCTCCCGCCAGTCGGGAAGCGCTGTCGTCCAAGTCATCCGTTGCTCACCACCAGCTTGGGCGATTGCCGCGGGGCGAACTTCCCACCACTGGCAATCTCGCTAGCTGCGTCTTGCTGTTGTTCCTTCTTGCCCTTCGTTGAATCGGCCATCCGCGCATGGACGTAAGGGGCTGCAGCCTGAGCCATCGCCGTCCGAAGTTTAATATCCTGATCGTCGTCCCTCATCAGTGCGAGCATGAAGTCCAGCGGCGTCATATCGCCCTTGCTGCGCTTAGCCGCGATCTCACAAGCCTTCACAGCATCACTCACCGCTTTCGGCTTGCGACCGGCACCGGGCCGCGCTCCACCTCTAGCCATTTGAAATCTCCACTACGGGGCCGCAAATTCAAACGGCCAGAATAAAACTCTTTGTGAGAACCCCAGCGGTTCGCGGGACTATCAGCCTCTACGGTTTCCAATCGGCCCCCGTCATCATTGCCCCTGTTCTTCGCGCTGCTTGGCGCTGCTGTGGCATGATGCGCAGAGCGTGGTCAGGTTGGTATCGTCCCAGAATAGATGTTCGTTGCCTCTGTGCGGCTTCTTATGGTCAGCAACGAGCTTTGATGTGTTTCCCTCAACCATTCCGCATCGTTGGCAGGTGAACCGGTCGCGCGTCAGTGTTGCCCATCGCATCTTCTTCCATCGTGCGGTGCGATACCACTTGCGCCAATGCTGTGCGTCTCGGAACCTGTCTCGTCCTGCCGTGTCATTAGGCAGGTAAGCGATGGTAGATGACAGGACGGGTATAGCTGGGGCTAATGCCTTCAGTCGCGCCATGCTATCCTCCTAGCAGCGACACAGCCCTTGCCTTCAGATCGCCCCACGCACAGTCGCTGATGATTGGCCGCTCTCCTGCGCGTATCCATCGCTGGGCCGCTTGGACTAATGCCTCTTCGCGTACTGCATCCGATGGGCTGACGTGCTCGCCGTGTGCCAACTTCCAGATCACGCCTTGCTCGGTGTATCCCAGCCAGTCAGCCAGGATGGAATGCATGGCGTCGTGCTCTTGGCAGAACTTCAGGATGTCGGCGCCGTATCCTAGGCGATTGGCTATCGTTCGGTATTCTTCGGTGTCGTGAGGATATGCGCCCCACATTGCGCCGTCCGGGTAATAGGTGACGCATCCTTGGTCAGAGTAGATGATTGTTACCGTGCCGATGAGGATGGCCATTGTTGCCCTCGCTCGTTCGGTGTGGCACCTTGCGGGTATGCGTTATTCAATCCTTGTCGCGGCCCTTGGCCTGTCTGCCTGTGCTTCCGTAAACGACCTACACTCATCGCCAGTCGATCAGACCGCGCGCTCAGCCAAGCCGTTAGCTCAGGTAAGCCAGTGTATGCAGATGCAGCTTACCGTTGCGCCTATCACCGATACGGACGGGAACACCACGTTCATCCTCAAGAACAACTATCAGGCACCGATAGGGCTGATTACCCTAGTGCCTGTGGATGGTGGTACGAATGTGGAGCTACGCCGGGCCAACGCGATTGTCGGTGGTGGCGGTTGGCAGAAGTGCCTTTGACGCGAATACGACCAGTAGCAGGAACGTGCCTTACTCATTCACGTTCGTCAAGGGTTGTGTGAACGATTAATCCACACTTCAAAGGCTCGACACAAAATCCTTAAAGACTGCAATACCCTCTGGCTCGAGTTGGTCTATCGCTGCCTCAAACGGGAAGTCGACCGCGAAGTCTAGGTAGTCGTCATAAATCCTGATGAACAACTTTCCATCTTTTGAAACGATATAAGGATTTGCCTCGCGTATCGTTTGAGCGACGATCTTCTGGGCTTGGATGTTGAATGCCTGCTGCGCGGCCTTGGAGCGACTACCGACGTATTCCTCCAGCTCCTGAGCCTTCCGAGCCACATCAGAGAAAGGATCAATGGTGACTGCCCCGTCGTCATCCCAAATCATCAGGGTTGGATCATATTTAGGTTCGGTCATGCTGCCCTCGCTATCCGTGCATGAGCCGCGCTCACGTCACGTTCGTCAATGTCCTTGCCTGCATCGTCACGCAGTTTGCACCACAGGTCCAGCGCGCTGATGAACCGCTTGCGTGCTGCAGGCCATCCCATGTTGAACTTGCGGGCCGTGTTGGCAAGTGGTTGGTCCGCCATAACCATGTCGAGGATCATGCGCTTTGGCATGGGTATGGCTTGCCTCCAGCGGGTATAAGCCGCCTCATCGCGAACCCGGCCGATCTGCTCAACCAGCACGTCACGATTGCCCGATGAGTTGTCCACGCGAGCCTCCAGGCTGGCACAGCGCACCGACACATCCGCCTCGATGCGTCCCGCGATGTTGGCAATCTTCATTGCTGCCTCAAACTGCGCATTGTCGAGCTGACCGGCATTGTGCATCCTGACCAGTGAAGACACCTGCCGGCGCCGCTTCGTGCTGGTGATCGTGCCCGTCTCGATATGCATCACGAAGTCGTCGTCGTACCGTGCATGACGCTGCGCTTCCCGCGGCACGATTGGTTCGTCTCGGTCGCGCTGTTCCTGCTTCATCATGGCTAGGCGTGAGCACCATTGCCAATGCGTTTCGTGCGGGCGCTTTGCGGTGGGGTTGTCGTGCTTGGCCATTATATTTCTCCCCCAATTGGCTCGAATGCGTTGGCTGCTGGCATCATCCAAACGGCAACCTGCCAACCGTCAAACGGGTGTTCGACCCAGAACAGAGCGCGGCTGTCATCCCATGCGATTGTGGATCCCTTCCCGATGAAGGAATGCAGCGCGTCGCAGAAGGGATCGCCAAGCGCGAGATGCTGCGCCTTGTTGATGGCCTTCGCGAGAAATGCGCGGTTGACGCTCATGCTTCTCCCCCTGTGGTTGGATGGTGGGTCATGTCAGAGCCATTTCGTCTTGTGCGCGAAGCCATCAAGCAAAGGCGGCTTCCCCAGCGCGACATTCTTCCGGCAAATCTTGCAGTCGCCTTGCGTGCCAGGAGCACCACGAAAGATGGAAAACCGATGTCCGTCAGACCTATTCCAGCCATAACCGCACATCGGGTAAAGCTCGCCGTCAGCCATCATGGCATAGGTGTGCGTTGTGGTAGTCCGGCCATAAGCGGCCCAATTGCGGCACTCGCCAGAACGATAGCCGATCACTTCAACGCTCATGCCTCACCCCCTGCTGCTGGGTATCGTGTCCCGGTTGTCATCAGCGTTCCCACATGATCGGCTTGCGACGCGTTTGCGGCTCTGGGCTCTCATGAACGCCAAAGCGGTTTGCAGCGGCTAGGCGCGCGGCGTCTGTGATGGGATAAGGGGCACCACCGAGATCTTCGGGTGAACCGCGAATGGTGAGCATAAAGTTCTGGCACCAACTGGACACAAATAGGTTCTGATCGTCGCCAGCGAAGGCCACGTCATAGGTGTGCCGGCCATTCTCAAATGCGCGGATGTTAAACTCACCCGCAACCGATGGTGCACCAACCGCGATCAACACAGGGCAGCGGCTCATGCGTGACAGTGCGCCGGCCAAGCGAACTTCTCGCTCGTTCGGAGCCACACCCTTGACCTCAAGCCACACGCCAGGAACTGGAAGCCAGAAGTCAGGCAGATACCATTCGCCACCAAGATCCATGCCTTCCGGCTCATATTCGTAAGCAATCCGCAGTTCGTCCAGATAGACGGCCCAACGTGCTTCGGTGCGAGAGCGATAGGTGATGCCGCGATATGGGGTTTCCAGTGCCTTGATGGGCTGGCGGTCGTTGGTCATCGAGCTATTCCTTCGGGCTGCGGTTGCTTGGCCATCAGTGATTTGAGCAATGGGCTTGAGCCGGTGGCGCAGCCCGGCGGCTTGGCGGCATCCTTCACCCATTCGGCTTTGAATGCCTGCCAGCCACGGGTCACAGATTCCGCCAGAGCAGCGTTCAGACCCCAGCCCGCTTTCGAGGCTTCGCGCCGGATGCCATCCAGTGCGGTTTCGCTCAGCGGAGCGCTTTTCCGCTTCCGCATATCTAGAAAATCCACCCAAACCTGATCCATCACATCATCAGGCTTGGCAGGGATTTCGGTTTTCCCCTTACGCGCGGGTTTATTATCCGGGTGGGTATGGGTGGGGGGGTTAGAATTATTTTCATTGGGGGGGAGGGAAAGGGAGGGGTCACGTTCTGTCACGTTGTCTAACGTTATGTCACGTGACGTCACGTTACGCCGACGGCTCTGACGGGCATTATCACTAGTCCTACGCTTCTCGATTGCTTTCTCAGCAAGGCGCTTTTCAGCCAACAGCATGGCCACTTCTTCCACCAGTTCGGCAGGCGTTCCAGCCTCTATGAGCTTAGCGACGAGACTCATCCGCGCACCGCCTGGTATGCGCCGTGGAAAAGTCCGACGGCTGACCCGGTGACTCCGTTACGGCGTTTGGCAACGATGAACTCTATCTTGCCCCGCGCTACTTCCATGTCTGCCTCCCACTGCGCCCGATCAGGGGCCAGCAGGTCCGGCTCGGCCAGTTCCAGATAATAATCGGCCCTAAGCAGGAACATCACCGCATCAGCGTCCTGCTCGATCTGCCCGCTGTCCCGAAGGTCGGACAGTTGGGGGCGCTTGTCAGGGCGCTTCTCGACGTCACGGGAAAGCTGCGCCAGAGCCATGATGGCAACGCCGTTGTCCTTGGCCATCGCCTTCAGTGAACGCGACACCTCGGATACCGCCTCATAGTTGCTGCGGCCCTTGGTGTCGGGGCTGAGAAGTTGCAGGTAATCGACGATCACCAGTTCCAGCTTGTGGCCCTTGACGGCCATGCGGCGCGCATGACGACGGATCAGCATGTTGAGCCGGCCAACAGTCAGGTTGCCTGTGTCCACCACGGTAAACGGCAGGGTGTCGATGTAATCCCGCGCCTGTTTGATCTTGCCGCGCTGCCAGTCGTTGGGGTTGCGGTCGCGGATCGCGGCAAAAGGTATCTTGTGATCCTCGTGGCACATATCAGCGGCCATCTTACCGGCAAGTTCGACGCTGGACATTTCCAGGCTGACGAACAGGACACCATGCCCGCGCATTGCCGCTCCAAGAGCGTAGGAGTGCGCAGCGGTGGTCTTACCCATACCAGGGCGCCCAGCGGCGATGATAAGCTGCTTGGGTAGCATGGGGCCAAGCAGTTCGTTGATGCACTCGATATTGGCTGACGTGACCCCGTGGCGAGGCTCATCGAAGCTGCGGATCAGTTCGTCAAAGCACTGCGCACCTGTAGGCTGGTGGATCGTCTCGCGGTCATGCGGCGACAGAGCGGCATCCGCGAAGCTGACTATCTCACCGATGGGTTGCGACAGGTCGCTGCAGGCATCGGAGGCCGTGGTGAGATGCGCGCGCATGCGGCGGCGCCCAGCAAGCTCGACAACCTGCCGGGCAAGGTCTGAGGGGGACACCAGCATCGAACACGACCCGGTAAGATCCATCAGATATCGGGGACCGCCGTATTCCTCCAGCTCGTCGCCTTCAAAATAACCGCGGATGGTGACGGGGGATGCTGGCTTGCCAAGCGATACCTCACGAAGCACAACCTCGTATATCCGGCCATGTATTACGTCGTGGAAGTCGGCTGCGTCGATGATGTCAGCCACAGCATCAATGCCGCGGTTGTCCTGCAGCAACAGGCCAAGCAGTTCGGCTTCGGCTTCATGGTTGGCGAGGGTGTCGCTCATGACTGCGGCCCCTCCTTCGTGAACTCATGTTCAAATTCGAGGAAGGCGATACGCTTGAGCGCGCGCCAGAACGGATTGTCCTGAAGCGCTGGCTCTATCCGCTCACGCTGGCAAACGGCCTTGTATGCAGAGTATGCTTCGTCTGCGCGGCGTGGGTTGTAGAAGAAAACGGGAATGTTCATGCCACCTCTCCAAAAAAAGGTGACATCCAGATACAGCCGCAAACTGCAGTCCGCCACATACGTGCCTGGGGATAGCGGGGATCATTTCTACCCAAGACACACCTCCATCGCCCCGATGCGGGTTGCTGAGAACTCGACAACCGGCGCGGCGAAATGGCGGTCATTCACGCCAATCTCACGGGCTATGGCGTCAAGCTGGACCTTGACAGCAGCAACGCAGTTATCCTTGTCCGGCAGTGGTCCCTTGGGCTTTGCATGGACAACCAGACGGACAGGGATTTCCCCGCCGTCATGGGTGAAGGCGCCGAACGTCTGGCGCGCCTCGATTGCCGCCCACGAAGCTTCGTTCTTCGCTTTCTTCTTGGCCGTCGAGACCGCAAAGCGGTTGCCTTGGCCCCCATTGGGCCACAGCAGCTTGTCAGGCCATGAGAGGCGGACAATCATGCCTCAAGTCCCTGCTCAGCGATTTCAGCCTGCGCCGAAATCTTGCGGACGATCACCGACAGCGCGAACAGGTCTATCGGATGATCTTCGTCAGCCGCGGCGATCAGCCCGGCCAACTCCTGTTCGATCTTGCGGAGCGCGCTCATGCCGCAACCTTCCGGTGGTGTTCGCAGCCGACAGCGTTACGGGCGCCGCAGTGTGAGCATGTCGAGCTATCGACACGCAGGTTGTGGCGCTCGACCATCTCATCACGATGGTTGTAGTGGGTGGTCTCATAGCGCTTCTGGACTTCCCGGTTGACGGGATAGTCGCGGCTCCAGATCAGGTTCTGGTGTGATGTGCCGCAGCGCCGTAGCAGCAGTGCCGTGACGAAGACGCGGTTGGCGCGCTCGTATTGGACGATGGCGCGGTCTGGTTCGTGGTCGCTCATGCTTCCGGTCTCCGAGCTATGAGAGGTTTGCCCTGCCTTGCGGCCATCTCGTTGGCGGTATCGATCACGAGGTTGCGGGCGCGGTTGTGGCGAAGGGTTGAGAGAGCGCGCCCACAAGCTGCAGCTGATGGCGCTTCGTCCGGTCCACGGCGGAACAGGCGGTCCAGGAACAGCGGCCTCATGCTGCGCGACCTGCGCTCGAAAGCGGCAGGTACGTTGCGATGATCTGGTCCGCGGCTTCCTGCACAAGCGGCCCCTCCAGATGGTCGATCCGTCCGTCGGCAGCGGCATTGGCCACCACCGACATATTACGCAGGCCCGATGCGATGATGTCGGGAAGGTTCAGATCGTCGGGCTCATCGAGAGGCGTGGCGCCGCCGTAACCGATATGGGAGAGCAGGCCATTGACCCGGCGTTCACCCATCACGCAGCACAGCGACAGCATTTGCGCGGTCGTTACCTTGCGCTTGCCCTCGTCGGTTTTACGCAGCGCGTCGATGGTGTGGACATTGACGCCAGCAGCGTCCGCAAGGCTCTGCCGAGTCATCTTCTTTTCGACGTTCAGGAAGCGGTGGATCTCTCCCGCCAACCACTCCTGCAGATTGTCGTCTGAAAACAAACCGGAATCTTGGACTGAACTTGAGCGGGGCATGGTCTACCTCTCAGGAATAAGAACGGGTCGAAGGGGTTTTGTTGTGAGCAATTTCAGGGGAAGGCCGGGCGCGTGCACGAAGCAGGCCGAAGGTCAGCGCGGTCGAGACGGACACGGCGGACCATGCGACGATGATGCCAAGCAGACTCATGCTGCGCGCTCAAACTCGTCAAGCATCGCCAAGGCGCGCTGGTACGTCGCCAATGTGAGCGAGCCACCGTCCCTGATTTCGTCGATCCTTTTGCCGTTGCCGAACAGCTTTCGAGAAAGCGTGGACTGGCTCGTTTTGGTGCGGGTGGCGAGTGCCTCGACGCGCTCGACTAAGTTCTGAGTGTCCGTCATGACCTCACAATGTCTTTTTATACACGATAGGTCAAGTCTAATTAGACATTCGCTATCGGCCTTATCCGTGTGTCAAAATATACACGTGATAAACCACGACGACATCCGCCAGCGCATCAAGGCGCGCTTCTCCGAGATGGCGCTTCCTCCGACGGGGAAGTGGCTCAAGGAAAGCGGAATTGGTCAAACGACCATCCGCAATTTTCTTGATGGGTCCAGCTCATCCCTTACCGTCGAGACGGTCAGTAAACTCGCCGAACCGCTAAAAACGACAGAACAGTGGATCCTGTTTGGGAATAAGCCAGGTGTTAGTGAAGACGTGCTTCGTGAAATGGCTGAGCAGGCGGTCTCGGAAATTCAGCCTGGGATGAAGATCGGGGAGATTCGGAATGCTGTTTCAGCAGCTCTTCATGAGCAGCTAAGGCACAGCCAAGTTGTCGATGGAGTTCAGGGCAGGCCGGAAAAAGCGAGCGCTCCTGGCACAACCGCTCGATCTCGCCCTTCCACCAGCGGAGCCGAGCGGGTAATATCGCACAATTCATAAAGCAGGTGCAGCATCCGACATCACACTGGGGCTCTGTCAAAATTATTGCCATTTCATGCCTCGCCCTGTTGTTCTTGCTACGTTCTATGGTGCGGTCTGCGTGTAGGAAAGCGGATAAGCTAACAGGCTAACTGGGAGGGAATATGAGAAGTTTAATTCCAGCGGTGGCGCTCATACTGGCCGCCCCTGCAGCGGCCCAGCAGACGCAATGTTCCTGGGTGGGCAACGTGTGGACGTGTAACCAACAGCAACAACCCGGGATAGATTGGAGCCGCGGACGCACTGTCCAGCCACCAAGCGACGTATTCGCGCAAAGCGCTGCGGCGGGAGCTGAAGCAAGGCAGCGTGACGATGCCCGGCGATCCGCCAAGGCAGACAGCGCGCTCCGCTCTTCGGTTGGGGCACGCCTCAAAGCCGGCGACTGCGAGGGTGCAGCGGCGTTGGCGCTCGATGCGGGAAACATTGATCTAGCATCACAGGCTAAGGCTTACTGCGCAGCCCAATGAGATCGGGCTAAACATCCAGTTCAATCTGGTCGCCTACCTTGGGGAACCGCTTCTGAAACAGCTTTTTGAACTGTGTGACGCTGTCGGAGACGGCCGCCAACGTGATCACCTCCTGCATTTGCCGCTTCA